TGGAACTCTAACTTTTGGATGTGATACAGCACCTAGTGGAGATATAGTAGTGAATGTACTAATAATGAGTTAAAAAAATCTGATTTATTTCTTATGTTTAAAAATTATGGCTATATTTAATACAGTATATGGATGAACTTGATGATGAGGAGGATGAGGATGGCAACCATGAGCTAATTGTGTAGCATATTATCCATTTGACACAGATACTAACGATGCAGAATGAACTACAACATTTACAGTTACTAGATCTTGAATAGCTTTAGCACAAATTTGAGATATAAATGCTCTATATAATAATGGTAGTGGTACAAGTAATATTGACCTAACGTTTACAAGAGCGAATGTAACATCTATATTCGTACGAGCTAAGTGAGATGGAGTATCTGCTGACGCAACACTAATTGGAGAAAGAAAAAAACAATGATGATATGACCAACATAGGACAATAGATGTTACTAATTTATTAAAATGGAATCTCACCAGATTTGATAGTGATTCCTATAATATAGCCACATCTATTGATGTATGAACTTGATGGACTTGTATAGGGTATATAGAGAAATCTACATGAGCTGATTTATATATAAATTGAGTTTTTATATGAAGTTCTACTCCATCTACTTGGGAATGATTAACATATAATGTATGAGTAATGTCTTGGATAAATAATGGTAGCACATGAAGAAGTTTTAAAGGTTATATGTCCAAATTAGTATTATATAACGCCGAAAAGACAGAAGCAGATTATCTAGCATATTACAACCAAACTAAGTGAGATTACTGAATAAGTTTATTCAGATTTATATAACTTTTAAAAAACGATGCCAATAATAAATATGGTATATAAGAAGAAACAGGGAAGATTGCCTGCTGAATATCAAGAAGTGGAATATATAGAAAGTAGTTGATGACAGGTTATTGAGACAGATGTAACATATATGCTCCATCCATTCACACTAGAAGTTAAATATATGAAACAGAATACAGACGCTTCAGACCAAACTTTAGTATGACAAAGACAAATTTGAAAATATGTAAATATTTATAATAACTATTATGAAAATCTATGGAGTAACTCTGCTTCTTGAACTGCTAGTTGAGATAACAATATACACACAGTAATAACAGATAGTTCAGCATGATTATATAAAGATTGAACTTTAATAGTATCTGGTACATATACAACGTGGAAATCTTCAAGTTATCCACTTTTAATATTCGCTTTTAGCGAAAATGATGCAAGTAATGCTAAACGATTTTTTAAGTGAAGAATATATGAAGTAAAAATAAATAACGCATCATTAGCTAGACATTATATACCTTGTTATAGAAAAAGTGATTGAGTAATCTGAATGTACGAGCTAATAACTGGACAATTCAAAACAAATGCAGGAAGTTGAACGTTTACAAAATGACCTGATGTAAGCATAGATTATTCAATGATAAAGTACATAGATATGTTACTCATTTGATGATGAGGTTGAGCTTGATATAATTGTAATCAATGAGGATGATGAGGTTGAGCCTGATGATATATTGAAAATAATTGTTATCCTATATTGCAATGAAGTTATCCAATAACGATATGAGCTTGATGATGTATGCACTGTAATTGATGAAATTCAACGTTTGACAAATTCTTTGCTTATTGAGGTTGAGCTTGAGCTAATGGAGCAAGCGTTGAACAGTGAGCCAGATGATGAAGTTGATGATGATGAAACTCATCTTATGACAATGCATATTGTGGACAATGAAATCGCTGAGGTTGATGATATTATAATAGACCACAAGTTGCAAGTGGATGAGGTGGATGAGCCTGAAGTCCTTGATGTGATGCTACTACTAGCCAAGCACCTAGTTGATGAAATTGAAAATGTAGTTGTATATCGTGAAGTTGTGTTTGGTATGCTTGATGATGAAATTGAAAAGACTGTTGCTGTAATAGATATTGAAATGGTTGATGTTGATGGAGATGATGCTGATGATGATGAGGTGAGACATGAATGCAAGAGGAATGAAAATCATGAGTATTCATTGCGAGATACCCAACAGCCTGCTGATATAATATTACTTGATGAACAAAATATACTTGCTGAGGTTATACCATTCATTGCTTTACTTCAAATTGAACTTTAACTGTCTGATAATATAGAAATAATCGTTACTCCATTGAGTAGCGATTTTTTCACACTTTTAATTTTTTGATTATATTACAGTAGTAAAAAATAACACTTCAGTAATTTTGAGTATATTACTGAATACATTTATATTATATTAAACAATCAATATGGCTACAAGAACAGCTTTACTTAATGGAAACGTTATCAATAGGGATACAGATTTTTCAAAGCATATTGAAGCAGTATCTGAACCATGAGTTATTTCATGATTCGCAGTTTCAAGCTCTAGTGTCGCAGTTTGACAAGCATTAGTAAAATGTGAAAGAACTAATGGAGATATTATATATGCGGTAGTTTATAATAATTCAGCACAAGAAATAAGCTGAAACGGAGACGTTTTTATAGAAATAGCACAAGAATTAATTGATAACGGAGAATTGATGAATGAAGATTGAAGTGAAATAGCAGAAATAAAAGTAGGAACTATGCCTGCTAAAAATGCTCTAAAATTAGCAGTTAAAAGCTGAAGCACTATCACAGACGCAAGAAATATAATAAAAAAATCAGGAGAATTATTGGCTTTGATAAATCAGAACATTGAAGATATAGAAGATTTGGACGATAGGGTAGAAGCTCTTGAAGAAGCAGGGGCAATAAATCATTTAGAAGAAAGCTGAATAGTTGGGGAGTTGTATTCGTTAAATGATAAATTATTTAAACAAAACACTCCAAAATTATCAGATAGCACTTTAAACGTAAATGTATGAGATACTAATAGTAATAAACAAATTCATATCCAAAGAATAGCAAGCTGAACAGCAGGGAATACCTTAAAATTAAAAGTAAAAAAAGTTTGAAGCCCTACTACAAACCTTATAGTAGAAGTTAGAAAATGAACTGAAGTTGACGTAAGTAGTTCAGAAGCATACCGATATTGATGAGGAAATTTAATAGCAAGCTGAAGTATAGCTTATTGAGATGTTGGGACAAGTTATGCTGAGAAGACAATAACATTGAATAATAACTTCTGATGAACAAAAGGAGAATTATTAGATATAGTTATTTATCAAACTGATAATATAGTCAATGCTTCAAACTATTATGTTATAGCCTGTGATAGTAAGCAGTTTTCAGAATGATTTAGTTATGTAGCAGTAAATGGGGACACAAGAGTAAGAAGCAAGCTAATGCCTTATTGTTTATGAACTTGATTATCTGATTCCCTTTTTGCTAAGATAAAAACACCGACAGAAACATTCACAGATTGACCTAAAAGCTGAAGTAAAAATTGAAGTTCGTGACGATATACCATTACGTCTTGAACTATGAGTACGTGATGAGTATTAAAAATTGAATTTGATTTTAGGTCTAACGGAGCTTCATACTGATATGCTGAAGTTTTAGTTGAAATAAATTGACGTGAAGCGTTCTCTCCTACAACAAGTTCAGAAACAAATATCCATAGAGTATATGACGCAGGATATAGACCTGCTTGAACTACTTATGCTGTAAAGATTCAATGAAGTGCTAGTAATGCTTATTGTTATATGAGTAACTGTTATATTAGAATATTCGATTATCAAATGGATGATAGTAAACAATCTCCAGTCCTACCAAGAGAAATAAAAAGTATATGAGAAACTACATTCACAACATTATATTGAACGCATACTGATAATATTTTCTATGGAATGAAGCCTGAATGATATTCAAGTAATGTGAGTAGTTGAAGTATAACTCTACCTAATGCTCAATGATATATAACAGTTAGAATTGATTGAGTACTAAAAAAAATTCCATACTATAATGTGTAAGTTAGTTGATTAATGTAGTAAAATATAAATCTGAACTGATAATAGTAAAATCTTTGTTAGCTATTCATTAGTTCAGATTTTTTTATTTTTTCTCTTTCAAAAATTAAGTAGGTTCTTTAGCGATTGAAGAAGAGAAATCAGACTTTTAATCTAGTGAAAATAAAAAAGTAATTTAGCTGTTTGCTAGTAGTACCTTAAAGATAATTTAAGGGTGTTTTTATATAAATAAAAAAATCATGGAACGAAAAACAGAACACTTCTTTGATGGCGATAAAGTATCTATCGATAAAGTAGTGAATCAGTTACAACAGCATCCTGATAAGATGCACGATATCATAGATTATGTCGTTGATAAGGTGGCACATTTTGCAGAATTCCATACTAAAAAAGCTCATTTGAAAGAAGATTACGATGAAGCAGTAAAAGATTTATACGCTGAATATATGGAGGACGAAGACGATTAGTTTTATTTCTTAATTAGTAAGGAAATGAGTTTTATGGATTTCTTATGATCTCTGAGAGGAGATTTCCTAAAAAGCAGGTTACTATCAATGGGGATAGAACCACATAAATTAGAAGGAGTTGACTTTAATAATATGGATCAGTTGAACAAGCTCGCAGAACAATTGATGCCAGATTTAATAAGGTCAAATCCAAATATCGCAAATCTGATTAAACAGAATAGCGGTATGTTATGAGCGGAAAAACAGAAGGAAGTTGTAGATGTAATAGATAGCACGAAATAAAAAAACGGTGGCTAAGCATAATCCAGTACACACCAGCTTTTTATTTCAATGTTATTGAAAGGCATGGATACTCAAAACTTCTGAGGAATGGGTACATGGTTAATAATCTTGATCTTGTTCCTATTCATGTGAAACTGATTTGGTGGTTTCTGAGGATTTGGTGGAGGTAATGCTATGTGATGGTTATTGAACGGTCAAAACAATAATAACAACCACGACAACACAGTGGACTTGATAAACAATAACACTCAGTGGCAACAGCAAATGATGAATCAGCAAAATCTAGCAAATCAAACTACATTGATTACTCAAGGTTTCTGTAATACTAACAGTAACATCGAGAAAGCTATTCTCCAATGACAGCAAAATACTGCTGCTATTATAGCTTCTTGAACTGCTAACACTCAGAAAATCCTTGATATGATGTGTAACAACACTATCACACAATTGAGGACTGACCTTGCTGAAGCAAAGTTAGAGGCAAACAATGCAGCACAGACTAGAGATTTAATCAATAGACTTGCTCCATATCCAACTCCTAGTTGGATTGTAAGTTCGCCTTACACTTCAATTTATCCGCCTGCAACAACTGCTAGTTCTTAATTAGAAATGTTGTAAGCAAAAAACGTCTCCCTAGTGGAGATGTTTTTTAATTAAAATAACTCACAGTTTTATAATTTTGATTATATTATAAACGTTTTAATTGTTAATAAAAATCTATGCAGGCATTAATAGTAACACATCCAGATGGAAGAAAAGAATGGGGAAATCCTAAGAGAATGCACGAATATAAAAACTGTGTGATTGAATATAGAGATGTAACTGAACAAGAAATCGTAGACCTTAGAATTCCTGAAGCTATGGTAACTGTAAAAATTCCGATTCAGGTTTTCATGAATAGTGAAGAAATGCAGAATAAAATTAGGAGTTTAGACCTACTTTATAATTGACTGGATCGTAGGACAATGGATGGATATTTATATATCGAGAATATCGATACTCACGACGTTCCTGAATATCTATCATTAGATGAATATACAAGAATGAAAAACGCAGGAGTAATATTTCCTCCTGAGATTATTGAGTTATTTGAAAATGAGTAGTTTTTTATTTCTTAATTATTAGCGAGCATGAAAGAATTTCGAGAAAATATGAGTGTCACAAAATTAGTCTTCTTAGAAGTAATGACTGTTTTGTGTTTTCTTGTAATATGGGTGGTTATAGACCAAAATATAGAAAGCGAAGTAGCAAAAACAATCCTTAAAATGTTTGAATTTGCTGTTACATCTATAATTTCATTCTACTTTTGACAAAAAGTGGGAGAAGCAAAAAAAGATGCTTTAATTGATAATGAAAGAAAAAATGCCTAAAAAAATTATCGATTATTTCAGCAATCCTGCAGTACGAATCAGCTTTCTTGTATTCGTTTTCTGATTAGGAATTACTTATGCAACATTTGACAACAGGATAACAAATATGGAAGAATGGAAATCTGAATTAGACCTTGCATCTATTCAGACACAATTATCAAATATTCAAACGAATATTGCACAAATTCAAACTGATATTGAATGGATAAAGAAAAAGCAATAAACTTTATTTCCTAACAATAACTAAAAATGTGGGAATACAGGATTATACCTTCAGATTTATGATTCAGTATTTATAGGAAAAGAAAACTAGAAAACTGACTCATAAACGTGGAATATCTAAACGGATATTGAAGCTGGGTAATAAGTAGGGGAAGTGCGAGAACTTTCTATAATCTTGATGACGCTGTTTCTGCTTTAGTTATTGTAAGAAAAAAAGTATGAGAAAACGAGTAATAATTCTGATAATGATTGGGTGGCGAATGTTATTTTTAGATCATGGTATAGTATGATAGAACGATTGTTTAATTTGGTACAGCGAGCAAATAACTTATGGAAAAATTTTAAGTTAAAACGAAAGATTTTATCCTATAAGGAAAAAATCAAATGAGACATAAAGAAAGACCAAACAGAATTATCGAAATCAACTGAACGCAACGGAAACTCAATAGAGTAATAGATAAAACTGCCACAGATTTACACCATATAATGTGACAGTGCAATAAACACCTTTATAATGTTAATATCGATGAAAATAAAATAAGGATGCCAAGAAGAGAACATGTAGCTCTAAATAATTATTTCTGAAACAAACAGAATCCTAGAGAGCAATTAAAAAAAGTATATGAAACGGTCAAAACTGTACTCAGTCCTTGAGTAAGACACGAATTATACACAATACTATATGAGGCAGATGATGAAATGTTTTATATCCCAGAGCTAATAAAATGAAAGAAAAAGAAAAAACAAAAAACGAATGATACGAATACAAACACCTAAGAATATGCAGACACGGATTACAAAGGGAATCATGTCGTAAATGTTTATTTGAAGTGCTTTGTCATTTAGAAGAACAAAAATGAAAGGTTACTCACGGTCAAGAGAAGACTTTAGAGAAAGACTTATAGAAAAGTATTTTATTTCTTATAATAAAAAAATGGAAGAAGAGATTATTAAAGATGGATGTTTAGGGTTATGAGAAAAAACTACTGATTACATCCTAACAGAATGATTATTAGATGCTTTACCTACTTTATATCAGCAGGACGAAATCATCTATCAGTACAATCAATGAAAACAAGATTGGAGTAAAAAATCTTGTACTTTATTTTCTCCAATAGGAGCAATATCAGATTTGTGGAATATTGAAATTGAATTAGCAGAAATAAAAGAACGAGATCAAGAAAGTTATAATAAGGATAGAAGAAAAGATAGTTGATGGTTGGTTGCTCTATGAGTAGATCATATATGCGACTGTTGGAATAAATCTAAGCATTGAAAAGAATTATGAAAAGTTGCTTATTATTCTTTTGCTTTGAAAGATAATGCTTTACTTCAAAAGATATTTGCCAAAAGATATACAGTATGTACTGGTTATCAATGAAACTCTACCTATAATGCAGATAAAAATAAAGACTGAATATTGAATAGTACGATTTTTTGAACTTTTACTTACTGACACGCAGTTAATACGATTCGATGAATAAATACTCCTGCAAGAATTAAGGACAATTATTTTGGGACAACAAAATATAATATTTATGATGTAGAACATGAGTATAAAGATTTGAGTTGTTTCTATGATAGATGATATATCATTACAAAAGTAAAGGAAGATAATCTTGAAAGAATAAAAGAATTAAATGAGATGAATACAATATTACTTACATTGATAGAAAATAATAGTAGAATGCGACATTTAACAAAAGATAAAAACTATCAGAAAGAATTACACGAAGCAAATGAGTTACATAGAGCTAAACAAAAAGATGTAGAACAACAGTTGATTTTACTGAGCTAATAAATATGAAATAAAATACTTCGTACTAAAGAGAGCAACGGCTCTCTTTTTTTAATAGGAAAAGCAGTTAGTATTTGAGTGAAAAATTTTTTAAGCAACGTTTTTATTCCAAGTTGAATAATTGTCCATCTGCAAAATTTTATATTCAATTTAGCTCTCTATTTTATTGACAAAATTAAAAAAATATAAAAAGTATTGAAATAGAAAATAAAATCATTATAACAATATCAGTGTGATAGATAAAAAGGGTAGGGTAGAGCTAGCTGTTTTACCTTTTTATTATATCGTAAAAATGATAGTTAAAGAATATGAATTACGGTTAAGGGAAAACAGATGTTTCTCAGAAAATACCGTTAAAAATTACATAAGAACAATTTGAATGTTTGATAAATATTTGAAAAAAATTACTTTTAGTTGGGGAGTAGATGAAACAAAGAATATTAAATTAGCTCATGTAAATTGATTTATTCAAAATCAAAAAATTAGATGAATAAATACAAGAACTTGTAATAATTATTTAGCTGCAATTAAAAATTTTTTCAGATTTTGTTTGATTTGTGATTATGAAGCTTTAGATTATAAGAAAATAATTTTCTCAAGGGAAGAAGAAAGAAAAATAGATAGCTTAACAGATGATGAAGCAAAGAAACTACTATATTATTTCAAAAGTATTAAATGTATTACAGAAAAAGAAGAAATCATAAAAACTAGAAATTTATGTATTTGTCAGTTATTACTTTATACATGACTTAGAGTATCTGAATTATCGAATCTAAAAGTAAGAGATATTAAAAATCAGATGCAAATTATAGGTAAATGATGAAAAGTAAGACCTATATTTTTAACGGATGAAGATATAAAGCTGATTGATTTATATTTATATCTAAGAAATAATAATAGTGAGTATTTATTTATTTCACATAGTAGTAATTCACTGTGACATAGACTGAGTAAAGAATCTATCGAAAAGATAATAAGAGAATGATGAAAAGAAATCTGAATAGAGGTTTTTCCGCACAAGCTAAGGCACACATTCGCTACGAACTTATTATGAAGCTGAGTCCAATTATCACATATTCAATATATGCTGTGACATAACAGTCTATTGACTACACAGAAATATTTGACTGTATTAAATAGTGAATTAGAGAAGTCACACAACATGATCAAGAGATATTAAATATTGTTTTTTAATTGGGATTCAGTATAAAATAATTAATTTATAAATAAAAAAAACGATGTGGTCTTATAAAGAATATTATCAAAAAAATAAAGAAAAAATGCATGATAGGAATAGGAAGTATTATCGAGAAAATAAAGAAAAACAGAATAAATATTGAAAGGAATATTACCGTAAGAATAGGGAAAAATTATTAGAATATGCAAGAAAACAAAGGGAGAAAGCCAAAATTTCTAAAAATTCAGAAAATTAGGGGAGTAATTTTAGTTTTTTCAGACTTTTTTTAGTCCAAAAATTTTAGTCGAGAACTAAGATTACTCTTTTTATTAAAAAAAATGTATTAATTTTCTTGCTTTTTAATTTTTTTTGATTATAATAGCACCATCAAAGTTTGAAGTAATGCCGTACACACGGCAGAATAACAGTCTTAATTTCTTTCAAGGAAAATAAAAATACTTTGCACAAGGTACATTGAACAAATCGTACGGACTGCTAAGTAGAAAGACTGGGCTTCAGACTTTGTGTCTGGAGCTTTTTTAAAACCTTCTATCACACAAAATATAAGGTTCTACCGAAAAGAAAAAAGCACCAGAGGTTAGGGGTCTCGCTACAGCATTGATCTATAACAGTGCTGTAGAAAGGAAATTAGCGAAACCCGCCTGACTACAGTACTCTTATAGATTGGTGCTTTTCTGAACTCTAAAACATAAAGAGAAAAAAGGCTAATCTAGAAGGAGACTAGCCTTTTATTTCTATAAGGTTCTTGCCATGAAAATTGTTAGCAAATGAAATGGTCGCAACTTCTATGGATATGAAACATCAAAATCAAATCCAGTAGAAATTGTAAAGCAAGGAGGAAGATTCTACAGAACTAAATTTGTCATTGGAGAATGACTTAGAGCTGTAGGGGATCCAATCAAAGATTTTACATTAAAGCAGTAGTTAAGTATGAAAAAGTCAGAAATTAAAGAGTCATTTCTGATTAAAAAAGAGTGTTGGAATGTAATTCAAAGGTGGACAGTTGAACAGAAAGCTGAATTGATGGATGCTATGTTTGAATATCAAATCTCAGGGGACTACCACACAAAGTCCGAAAGAGTTGAAGATATGATGATCACATTGATAGAGTATCGGAAAAAGAAAGACGAAAATTATGACATGATTTGTGAACAAAATAGACAGATAGCATTACAAAGATGGGCTAAGAAAAAGGAAAAAATACGTAAGAATACGAACGTATACGAACGTATACGCAACGATACGAATTATACGGATATAGATAAAGATATAGATAATAAAAAAGAAGTAGAAGAAAAAAAATCCACCACAACCACCACATCACAATCAGAATGAAAAGAGCTGTATGGTAAAAATATTCGATTATCTAAAATTGAATATGAGAAGTTAGTTAAAAGATACGGTCAAAAGATTGTGAATAGGTATATAACTTATGTCGATAGTTACATTGCTGAACACTGAAAGAATTACAAAGATCATTACTTAACACTCCTTAAATGGATGGCTAAAGATGAAGTTCCTGAAGTTAAACAATCCGAAGAATTACCAGACTTTCAAATTGAAGATGGAGTTTATGACTTAGATAAAATGAATGAGTTTTATTGAACATGATAACAAAAATGAAAGGAAGAGTAGAAGAAAGAAACCTGCTAGAAAGAAAGATTATTTCATGTCTATTAGTTGACATTGAGTTATTGGAGAGTTTAGACATTCCAGCTGATAAATTCAGCAAAGACAATAAGGAATTATTGGAGATAATGAAAGAAAGTCAGACAAATGATCCAGTAATCTTAGCAAGTAAAAGTCAGAATATAGACATTGAACAAATCCGAGAACTAGCAACTGAAGTGCTTGGGACATCTGAATTCGAAAACTATGTACAGCAACTAAAGGATGTAATCGCTAGAGATAGTCTGATTTACAACATGAATAAAATGGTTGCTAATCTAAAGGATTGAGCAGATTTGAGTCAGATTTATTCAGAGCTTAACAAATTGAAAATTGATGTAGAAACTAAAACAGATTTATCAGAAGTCTTGTTTGAGATAGTGCAGGAGATAGATTGAACGAATGAAGTCAAAATTATTCCTACATGATACAGAGATTTAGACAATTTGATATGAGGTTTCGAGCAATGACAAGTAATAGTTATCGGTGCTAGACCGTGAGTATGAAAGTCAATGTTTGCGATCAATATGATAGCGAAGAATATTCAATCATGAGAGAAGACAGCTTTATTCTCTTTAGAAATGAAATCAAAGCAAGTGCTTAGGAGATTACTTGCTATGAATAGTGGGGTGTGAGTTCGGAAATTGAAAAAGAAAGTTGAATGAGATTCTTTGAGTAAAGTACATGATGGATTCAATAAATTATCAGAGCAGATGGATAAATTCTACTGCATAGACAATTTACACACTATCGGAGAGATAGAAAGGAAAATCAGGTACTTAGTGCATAAAGAATGAGTGACGATGGTTTATTTGGATTACTTACAGTTGATAAGAAATCCTGATGTGAAGAATAATCCGATTGAAGCTCTATCTGATATGTCTCAGAGGTTAAAGCAATTAGCATTACAGCTAGACATTACGATTGTAGAACTATCACAACTCAACAGAGAATCAGATAAATCAGCGATAAAAAGAGCAAGTCAATTGAGATGATCTTGAAGTATAGAACAAGACGCTGACATGGTGCGAATATTGGACAAACTCGACGAAGAATGAAGCAAAATCCAAGTTTCAGTTCAAAAATGTAGGGACTGAAGAATAGGAGATATCGAGTTATTACAACATTCGGACATCATGCTAATACAAGATTTACCTAAACCATTCTAAAAATGAGTGACGAATACTTAGAGACATACGATTTCTACGCTACAAGTAGAAAGAATGCTGAAAGCAAAATGGATGCAGTAATCAGAAAGCATTATTGGAAATATGGAAAGATGCTCAAGATTAAAAACTTGTGGCTGATAAACCAAAATCTTTGGAGATGTAATTTAACTTATGCTAACAATAACAATGGATAGATTTGAAAAATTTTTACGAGCCTTTGGAGTAAAAGGAAGAGCTGAATACGAAAGACTAACCAAGAAAGAGCAACTAATATGTCAAAGAGAATACTTGAAACGATTAAACCCAATAAAAAAGAAAACAAATTAAATCTTTTATCACTTATTTACTAATCAAAATGACAAACCGATTACCAGAAGATTACAAATTAAAAGAATCTACAGGATGAAATTATTTCAAAATCACTGAAGAATCACAGAGCTTTAGAATCTTAACTTCACCAATTATTTGATGGGAATACTTTAGAGAAGAATCAGACGGAAAAGTAAAACCAGTTAGACAAAAAGAAGAATTTAATGGAACACCAGCTGACAGTAAAGAATGAAACAAACCAAAAGAATTCTGGGCTTTCGTAATTCGAAATCACAACTTAAAGAAAGTACAGATTATGGAGATCACTCAACAGAGTATCAAGAAAGAAATAATCAAGTACGCTAAGGATAGTGATTGGTGAGACCCTAAAACTTATGATATTACAATTTATAAAACAGGTAAATGAAAAGAAACAAGATACTCTTTGACTGCTTCACCTAAAAGCAAGTTCGCTGACGTGGATGAAGAAAACGCAGCAATAGAAGAGTCAAAGAAAGTAGCTCTTGACGCATTATGGACTGGCGACGATCCATTCGCTCTACCCTTCTAATAGGGAAGAGACAAGGGAAGAGTTTCTACAGAGAAAGTATGATGAAGCAGAAGAAAAAATCAGAAAACTCCGTAGGATGACTCTTCCTCCATCTTGGATGGATCAGAGCGAAGAGTGAATCAAAAGGCGAAGAAATTTATCTTAATTAACCAACTAAAAAAATGGAAGAACTAATGAAAAAATTTCAAGAATATAAAGACCAGCACGAAGCATTCAAGCTAAAGTGAATGGATCTAAAAGAAGAAGACATGTTCAAATGGATAGAACTCAAAGAAGCAATTAGAGTGCTAGCAATAGAACTAAAATCTGAAATCATGGAAACTAAATCACAGATAGACAAAGATGAAAAAATCAGATTCTTAGAATTAAAATGACAATTAGACGAAGATTGAAAGAAACTTACAGAAAAGAGTATCGATAGCACAATTACATTAGAGTTCAAAGATAGAAGAGACGAACTAAACGCAATAATCAAATATCGTGAATTATTATTGGAGTTCTCAGAGAATGTAATCGAATATATAAACGTAGTAAAATTAAATATGAAGAATGAATTACCATTCTAACGACTGGAAGTTACCACACTCGCAGTAATCACGGATTGCTAGTCCAAAAACAAAAACAAAAAAACTTTTATTCTTAAAAATCAAAATGACAAAAACTATCAAAATTATCTTAGCAGTATTAATAGCTGTAATAATCTGACTTGTAGCATATAGCGTAGCAATTCAAGATAAAGTGAAAGCATGAAATGATCTATTACAGTCTCAAGCAAGAATTGAAGAGCTGGAAAAGATTATAGCAGATGCACAATTCAGTTATTCGATAGCTGAAACCTCTAAAAATGAATGCATAGAATCATGGAATGTTCAAAAACAAAAAGCTCATGATGATGCAGAAAAAGCAAGATTAGAGATAAAGGAATTACAGGGTTTTATTCTGGACAGATAAGTCCTGAAAATCCAACTAACGAGGAAAGCTCGGAAGTTGAAGAATGGTATCTTGAACCGAATCCGACTTTTGAAGAGATTGAAGAAGAAATCAGAGTTATGGAAATGGTACAAGAAGCGATGGATGAAGCTGAGAATAGAGTAACTAAAAAGATAACTCATAAATGATTTGATGAAAATAGTCCAGTTCAGCAGTATGTCCAATATGCTTATGAGATTTGATGAATTGATTTAGTGACTTTGATAGATTGCGAAAATGGCTCATGGAATCCTGTTAGACAAAGTGAAGTGATAAAAAATTGAAAAAGAGAAAGGAGCTTTGGATTTTGTCAAACAAGCCAAGTATATCATCCTGAAATAGTGAATAATCCCTTATTTCGAAATGATCGAAAATGGCAGCTTGATAAATGTAACGAACTTATGAAGTGATGAACGGCTTTTAATGGTCGTGATAGAAAGATTAAATGAATGAAGTGCTCAGAATATGTAAAATCAAGATTTATCATAAAATAAACAAATAAAAATGGCAAACAAAATAATTCGAGTCTTAGCGACTGCAGCAACGATAATGATTGTATGATTCTGAATCCGAATAAAGCGAGAAATCAGTGTGCCAGTTAGTCCCTTTTAATTCTTAATCATATTTACTCATGCTAACATTTATCGTAGTGGTAATTATCATCGGACTAATCTTTTATTGCTGATATGTTTGGTGAGATGTCTCAGCAACTAATCACTTCTTTAATGAAAAGGAGGAACTAGGGAAAGAAATTGACTGGTGGAAAGATAAGTCAAATGAAGCGTTGGAAGATTTAAGGAAAGTAAAAAATGAGTTGAAAGATGCTATCGTAAGGAATGATGATCTATGGAAACAGAATACTGCTTTAATCAATGAGAATGATTCTTTAACAAATAAGTTAAGTCTGAATTTATTATGAAAGCAGACAATAGCAATGAAATATCAGGAAGAAATTATTGATTGGTATAATCAATGAATATCTCAAAAGGTAATAGCAGAAAGAATAGGTTGTGGGGCAAGTACAATTAGTAGAGCAATAAAGAGATGGTGAATTACAAGAGGATAGGTGGCAGTAGTCATCACCTCATAGGGATATTAACCGCTCACCCTCATACAAAGTGGTTTATCCCTATGAGGTAACACTCACACTAAGCGGATGGTGGTACATCCTGAAGGTCTTTGAATGAGCCGTGAGCCAACACGTAAAAACACTGAGCTTGTTGGTAATTGCTAGTTTCAGCAATTAAAATATAGAAACTCCCAATCAGAAATATTCTCTTAAACGCAAGCGAAAATCCTGCAAGCTCAAAAAATAAGAAACCAAACTGACCAGCATGTCGTTAAACTGTTAGCAGTCTGATTATATCGTGAGGTATAGTCGGGGAATCCAGATAGCCCTTCATGAGACTGTGGCTGATAGCCGTACATATCAGGCGTTATATAGATAAAAATAAGATAAAGATACACAACAACACAAAATGTCATGTTTGGCAGTTAGGGTACGGACTAACTTATAAGGAGAGATGGTAGAGTGGCTGATTACACTTGTCCTGAAAACAAGAATACTAGAAATGGTATCGTAGGTTCGAATCCTACTCTCTCCGAAAAGTCGCCAAAACCAGAACATATTTTATTCTTTTATGTTACAAACATGTTAAAAACGGAAGCTATGTACATCACTCCAGATGATGTATTACAAAATCAAACGGAAGAATTCTTTGATTTTGAATTTAAGATGGTTGCAGGACAGCCAGTAGAATGCTCCTACAAGGGAGAAAAACTTGATGAAAATTTATGAGCATGACTATTCCTAGTCAGAGAGTATTACATGAAGAAATGCGATAAGCTGAAAAAAGTAAAAGCTGAACTTAAAAGGAAAACAGAGAAATATAATTCAGATTTACAAGCATGGATACATTCTAAACATTGCTATCAGCAAGCTATCGCACATCAAACAGAACAAAGCAATCATTGGAAATACACAGTCAGAGCATTTGAGCAGTTAGCAAAAGCTAACGAAGACACAAAAAAGGAAATCGAAAAAGATAAAAAGCAAAAATTTAGTTTCAAAACATTAAGTTAGATGGAGAATAAAATATTTGAAATAGTAAAAGTACGATGAGCATATGTAGTATATATTTGAGAATATGACAAATGAAAGAGTAAACGAATACAAGAATATAAAATTATTAAATCTTTTAAGACACTTAAAACAGCAGAAAAATATGTTCTTAAATGCAAATGATTATATGAAGACAACATGAACGATAAACAAATTGTGGAAAAATTAAAAAAATGTTTATCGTATAGGAGCTATGAAAAATTATTTTTACTCTCTGACTAATCAGACTTTTATTTCTTTTATTTATTACAAATGGAACTTCCAGCAAAATGACAAAAGTTAATAGATATTTATTCTCAATTCTTAGATGAGAATAAAGACAACATTGACCCTATGGAACAAATGGCAACTGCTATGCTATGAATGGCAGATGGATTTAAGAATGCTAGTAAAGTATTCAGAATGATTTTATCTAAGGATTGATTATTTGTTAAGTGGTTAATTGATACAGATAAAATAGACTTTAAAAAAATGTATGAAAAAGTCTGAAAGCCACAAATAATTATGTATGACGAACGAAATAAAGAGGAAGAATTATGTGAGATAATTGGAGTAAATGAAAGAAGTTATTATGAAGATATTTTAATGCTACTTGCGATTCAAGATAGTCCTTTAGAGTTTTTAGCAGATATATTAAAATAATATGAAACGAAGATTAAAAAAATTCAAAGATTATTATACAGGGATAGAATATTGGAAACCATACTACAAGAAACGATGGGGATGGAAAGAAAAGAAATCAGAATTATGATTTTCGTTTGAATATGAATTAGGAGAGATTTGGAATATGGCAATTCCAGACATCAGGAGATGGGACAAAGAAGTGGGACATATAATAGTAGATGATGTATTTGATGTATTCTTCCTTTCAGATGGGAGAATTGTAACACTTTAGAATTTAACTATGTAGAGCATGAAATATAAGCATACAGTTATAGAATGATGATATGGTGAAATAAAAGAAAAGATGGAAAATGGCTATGAAGATTACAAGATTGCTTGAATAATTCATCATTGATGATTTATACAAGTATTTATGGAAAAGGAAATAACCGATGAAGAATATGAAAAAGAAGTGCAAGAAAATAAAAGAATGGAAGAACTAAAGAGAGAGGCAAGGGAATTTATGTATTTTTAGATTTGTTACCTATGGAGAAATGAGAGATGAATTTTATATAAAAACATTATTAGCTTTGTACCAAGCTGACGAAATCTCACTAGATAAGTTATGGAATTTATTAAAAGAACAATGTTGAGATTTGAATGATGTCGTTTATGATAATATAGAACGGCTAAGAAATAATAATAGATATGATTTTATATGAAAAGCATATCAAGAAATAATAGACAATCGTACAGATACGGATTATTAAATCAGACTTTTATTTCTTTTTAGAAAAATATCATGTTAACAGTAAAAGAATATGTTTTTTGATGGGGTGTATTAATTGAAGCATTTTTACTCTGTCTGACAATCTATTATTACAGAAGGAATCTTTATAGTTGTAAGGACTATTCTGATAGTATGCGAACGTGCATCTGATTGTTTACGTTTATTGCATTTTTTATGTGATTCGCATTTGTAGATTGAGGTTTTAGTAATATTACAAGATAATCATGCTAACAGTAGAAAAACTAAAAGCCATGCAACCTTGAGAAATCTTCGCACAAGGTGAGTGAATCGATGACTGAAAGATATTCAATATCTGGTGAGAATGATGGCATGTCCAATGGGTAGCAGTAAGGGGTAAATGACACCATGATCGAGCGATTTATTATCACTTATCTAATGAAGAAGAAAGAGATAAAGCCAAAACTGATGCAGATTTCTATTACTGTTGTAAATGGAATTGGCAAGCGATAGCTGATGTCGGAGATAAACTCACAAGAGAAAGCACGATAAAAACATTAGTTCCGTGTGATGATGAAGCTTTTAATTTGTATAGATATTAATCATGAATAAAAAACCAAAGAAAACTAAATCAGAGAAAGTTCAGACTTATTTATCTTTTTATGAGCCTATGCTAAATCTCGAAATCAGATTATACATGGGTGATGAATGAGAGTTTGAATATTGAGAGCTTTTACAAGAAGTCAGTGGTAGATTCCTTGATACAGGAGAGGCAGGAAATACGATAACACAGCCAATAGAAGCTGATGATGGATGATATTTCCGAGCAATGCGAATAAGGGATAAAACATCTGTTAGGTATCTAATACATGAAATGTACCATCTTGTAAATGCAATCAAAGATGCATACGACTTAGGGGAAGAATGAGGAGCTTATCTTATTGGATGGCTTGCTGAAGAAATTTATTTAAAAATTGATGAATAGGATGGAAAAACTTATATACCTTTTGAATGAGTATGATAAAATAAAATGAGATAAAGAAGAACCAATATATAATTGGAAGATAGCAATAAAAACTAAAATTTATCAGACTTATTTAATATCGGCTCGTTATTGATTTATCAAGCGACTTGTAGAGAAGGAGAAAATAGACACAGATGCTTATAAAACTGTATATACTGGAGATTTAGATAAACGAAGAACATTATTTGAAAGTAGGGATGGAGAAGAAATATATCAGGTAACAGAGCATTGAGTTTATGAAAGTTTAATAATGCTACTATCAATATCAGATACACCTATTGAAGATTTAATTAGTTATTTGAGATAAAATGAGGAGTTGATATTTTGACAAAAAGATAAGGAGTGAGAGAATAAAAGCAAAGATAAAGCTGATTAACCGAAGACAGAAAGTATATAAAACTATATATGTAGCCGATTTGAAGAATTGATACCGAATATGAAAATATCATAAAGAACAACCTCACTATTTATCAAAAAGAGATTTTAGATAATCAGATTTATTTACTTAATTTAATAACCTATGGAAAAGAAAAAAGAAAAATCTGAATTGTATAGCTTAGTTATAGTGATATTATCAATGGTATCTGCTGTTATGATATGAGGTGTGATATGATTTCAGAATGCTGTAAATAGAATGGAAGAAACAAACGATATATTATTACAAAGAGTATTTGACTTACAGAGAATAGACAAACAAAAATGTATAGATTTATTATTAGACTAATCAGACTTTTATATTATTTACCTATGGAGATGGAAATGAAAAAAGAAAAATCTGAAATACTATATGCTATGTTTGTATATGGTGGAATAGTTTGATGATGGGCTGTTTTACTATGAAGTTTAATTCAATTTATTATTGAGTGTTTTAATTATTTTAACTAATAGATTATGGCTAAAGAATTAAGTCTTATGGGACAATTAAGGAAGGAGGCTGATAGAGATTTCAGTAAATACCTAAAATATGTAAATGAGATATTTGAAGAAAATAAGAATTTAAGAGAAGAAAATAGAAAGCTGAGAGAAGAACTAAGTGCATACGACAGAGAATACTTTGATGAAGATAAGAAAGCTAAGAATATATTTAAGGAAGATGATACTTATATTTATAATGCTAAACAAGTGAGAGATATTTGTTAATCAGACTTTTATATTATTTTTTTTAGAAAAATGTCAGACATAAACAATCTAGTAGTAAAAATCAAAGAGGCATCAGTCCAATATGGAGAGTGGAGTATGAGGATATCTAAAGAACGATTCTCTGATAATTACCGTGTATTTCTGAAACATTGTTCATGGTCAGATAGTACAAGGATAGATATGCTCTTTCCGACATACAAAGATGCATATGAATATGTGAAGGAGTATGTAGAAGAGGTGGCAAAGATAAGTAAAAAAGATGAAGAAAATTTAACATGAGAAAAGCCTCGTGTTAAAAAATCAAAGAAAATTTAACATGAACCTTTACAAAATGGCAGAAACAGAAAAAGATAAATTGGTACAGGAACTCAATCAGCTTTCAGAAAATTTTGAGAAAAATAAGGAGAGAATGGTTGAGATTGCTAAAATTTTACTGACTGAGCATTATTGATATTTACCTAAAAGAAATAAAGAATGTGAAAAGAAAAACCAGAATTCAAAGACTTCCCACGATGGTTGAATCCTAAACTATCTCACAAAGAAATAGAGAAATGCTATAAAGATGAGATAGAAGAAATAGATAGAATCGCTAATTGGAGAAAATCTCCTAACAAAGTCCCATGATACCCATGAGCTTATTATTGTGTAGCTTTTACAGATTATACCAAATACCAATGACAGACAAACAGACTTTAGTAAAAGAAGATATGATGTGAGAATCTAAAACAAGATTTTGAAGAACATACAGGAATATGAAAAAAAGATGTAATGATCCTAAGAGTACACATTACAGGTTATATTGATGAAGATGAATTAAGTGTAGATGGGATTCTTATAAGAGCTTTAAGAATGATATGTATGAAAGTTACCTAGATCATGTAGCTAAGTATTGAGAAAAAGAAACTACTATTGATAGAATAGATAGTAATTGAGATTATTGTAAAGAGAACTGCAGATGGGCGACAAATATAGAACAGGGAAGAAATACAAGCAGAAATCGTAGATTCAATTGGGGATGAAAGAATCTTACTCTAAGAGAGATTTATGATAAAGAAACTCCAAATATAGCATATAAGACATTTGCTTGGAGAGTATATGATAGATGATGGACTATAGAAGAAGCTATCAAAACTCCATTCATAAATCAAGAGCATAGATATAAATGGAAATGATGAGAATACTTATTAAAGGAAATCTATGATATGGAAAAGCCACCAATAAGTTATGGTACATTCATGTCAAGGATTTATCAAAGTAAATGGAGCATAGAAGATGCTGTAAAAACTCCTGTTGTAAAATGATTCTGAGATAAACTTTTATATGTTAATAGAAAATAGAGATGGAAGAGAAGACACTCGTTATATATATCAACTGATGACTTGGAAGAGTAGTCGCTATGAGTGGAGCTATTACAGAAGTCGCTAAAAACAGACCTGTAAAGGTGGTGACTTCACGACCGTTAGTATTTCGATGAAACACGATCATAAAATCCGTTCATTGATTAGATGATAGGAGATTATATGAGGATGTGATAAAAGGGAACGATTATATAGAAATCGAACCTTACACTAAACCGAGATTCTTTAATGATTGAGTGAATCGATTAGAAATAGTCAGAGAAGAGTTAGGATTAGAAAAAATCGCTGAACCGTGTTTATTCTTGGCAGAACATGAAAAAGAGAATAATTATCTGAATTGAAATAATCCGATATTATTCCAACCATTCTGAAGTACTATGAGGATGAATTGAACAGACAAATCATATAGGAGCATTAAAGTAAAAGATGCACAATATATAGCAAATAAAATGATAGAAATGTGATATACTCCTTATGAAGTAATCAAACCGTGAGAACAACCAGTATTAGAATGATGTCAGATTTTAGATACTCCTGATTTAAGATTCGTAGTCAGTCTGTGTGCTAGATATCCAGTCGTTTGATGTGATAGCTCTTTACACCATATAGCCAAAGCATTCAAGAAAAAAGCTCTAGTAGTTCGAGCTTGAACTGATTGGGAAAGATACGGATATGAAAGTCATATCAATATGAGAGAATATCCTATGGTAGCACATACTCCATTACGTTTGTGAATGAATGACTTTAATTTCGATATAAGCAATCAGCACACAAACGAATTCACAAAAGACTTCTTAGATGAAGTTATAAGCAAAATTCCTTTACTTTATTAAAATATTAAAATCATGGAACAGAAAAAAGAAACAACAAATGAGTTAGAGCAACTCAAAAAAGAAAATGCTGAATTAAAAAAACAGCTAGAAGTAGAAAAGCTCAAAGCGGAGAATAAGAAGCTCCAAGAGGAAATTGATGAGATAAGGAATCCTAAACCATCAGTTACTTTGTGATGAAGTTCTAATATCACATTGACACCAGCTGTACCTTATCCACCTACACAGTCTTATCCTTATCCTTGATATCCGCAACAACCACAGAGTCCGTTTACTTATGCAACGAGTCCAGATAATCCTGTGAATAAAGCTATACCTTGTTAATTTATCTAATTTATCAAATAAAATGATAAAAAAATTACTGCGAGCATTACTGATATTCTTACTGATATTGTCAGTCAGCTTAAACTTCTTTCAACGAAGAAATCAGGCTGTCACATGTGAGAATATTAATACACATTGGAAATCAGAATTATTATATTTCTTAGGACATAAGCACCTAGATTGAAATAAAAACTGAATTCCTTGTGAGAATTTACTTGAAACAAAATAAAAACCTTATGGAATGCATGAACTGTGGCAAGAAAAGTGATAGGAGCAGATTATGCAGAGCATGTAGAAAAGAAAAAGAAACTGCAGGAGCGATTGTTAGTCAGAATAAATCGAAGTTAAAGAAATTATTGAATAGTCATTGTTACGATTCTGAATGGTTTATAAAATTCAATCTATACACAAATAATATCAATAACTATGGTAAAATTCTGATGAAATATAAACAGACAGAGACAATCTGAATGTGGGTAAAAATAATCAATTCCTGTAGTGTAATAGTCTGATTCTTTGGATTATTGTTCGCATTTGAAGTTGCTCTTGTTTCTTGCTAAAATATTTATATCTTACTGATATTTATATGAGGGTTTCGCATTATGAAAAAATGGCAGAATGTTGCTGTAAAAATTCTGTACATATTGACGTGAATAGTAGCGTTAATATGACTTTATTTTGTAGTTTCAATTATTATCGTGAATTGATAATTTTTATTTATTAAAATTTTGTAAAAATGGAGGGAAAAACGAAAGCATGTCCTTTTTGCTGAGAGGAGATTCTTACAGTTGCTAAGAAGTGTAAACATTGTGGAGAAATGTTAGAAAGTAAAAAATTATGAAAAAAAATCTTTTTATGAGCTATGTATTTATTGGCTATATTTTGAGTACTAACTATAATAGTTCTTATAATTCCTAGTGGGGAAAATACAAGGAATGCTTATAAGGCTGATTTTATAAAACCTATGGATCAGATTATAAAAGATTTATGAGTGAAAGAATGAACGGAAGAATTTGAATGTCTGAAATGGCTTTGAAGAGAGATTTGAAATATAAATGATATAACAAGTGTAAATCATGAAGAAAGAGATGATTATAGATATATAGTTTGAAATGTAATACAAAATAACAAAGATAGGGAATTTATATGTGCAATAAAAAAGAAAAATAATAAAATGATTAGTTTAATGTTAGATTGAAATATTTTATCTGTAAATACAGAAAAGGATAGTAAAGACACAGAAGATATTTGATGGGGAAATCCTGCAGATTGGTTAAAATAATAAAAACTAACACTTTTATAAATCTGAGTATATTACACTCAGATTTTTATTATTTTCTCAAAATAATCATGGCAGATGATGCATTAAAAGTAAAAGTTCAGTTAGAGGCAACAGTAGATACAAAACAGGTACAAAAAGAAGCGACAGAAGTGGCAGATACTGCACAAAAAGTATTAGATAAAAAAGAAATTAAATTAAAGATTGAAGATAATTTATCTAATTTAAAGAAAAAATTAGAGGAGACGAGGGTAGCATATCAGAACTTATTGGATCAGCCTATGTGATGAAATACGAATAAACAATTAGAGCAATTAGAATATCAGATGGAAGATTTGAGAAATGCGATAAAGGAAGATGAACAAGCATTAAATGATATGTGATATACCAGCAATAAAACAGCTTGATTATTAGGGAAACTTGCTACTAAAATCTCTGCATTAGCAATTGCTGGTAAGGCATTAAGTTTTTTAAAGAAGACATTTGATGATTTTCAACAATCTCAAAAAACATTAGTTATGGCAACAGGTGCAAGTTGAGAAGAATTACAAAAATTATCAAATGTAATGCTACATGTACAATGACAAGTAGCTCAAACACAATGAGAGATCGCAGAAGCTGTTGGGGAATTAAATACAAGACTTTGATTGAGTTGAGAAGAATTAGAGAGATTTACAACTAAATATTTAAAATTTGCGAGTGTGACAGGGCAAGATTGAAAACAAGCGATAGAAAGTAATGTCAAAATGTTTTCTATTTGGTGAGTAAGTCTTGATAAGCAAGCAGAATATTTAGATAAATTGGTTGTAGCATGACAAAAAACAGGGGTTAGTGTACAAAATTTAACAAGTCAATTACAAACAAACGCTCCAGTTCTTCAAGAATTATGATTTAGTTTGGAAGATAGTATAGCATTATTAAGTAATTTTGAACAAGCATGAATAGAGGCAACTCAAGTTTTACAATCAATGAAAATGTGATTAAAGAATCTTGCTGATGAATGAGTGTCTCCTACACAAGCATTAAATGATGTAATAGAATGAGTAAGAGATTGAACATTATCTTTATCAGATGTAATGGATACTTTTTGAAGTAGATGAGGAGCTGCGATGTTTAATGCTATAAAGAATTGAACATTTGATTTGGATGCTATGAAAGATAGTTTGAATAATGTTTCAGGTGCGGTTGAAGATACATACGCAAATATGGAAACTTTAGGAGAATTTATAAGTAGAAAATGGAATGGAGCAGTTGCAAGTTTTGTGGAGTGGAATAATAAATGATTCCAAGCAACAAGAGAATTATGGCAAATGCTAAAAGATGAATTAAACCCAGCAATAGAAGAATCAAGAAAACAGTTTGAGCAAACAAAATCTGCACGAAAAGATTGGATAAATTGATACAGAGAGTTAAAATTTGAATGATGACAGTTTGTATTGGTTCTAAATGAAGAATGAAAAGCCGTAAAAGAGGCAGAAAAGAAAGAATTATTATTACAACTTGCGACTCAAAAATTGTGAGAATCTCGGCAAGAGGCAAGAGATGCTTTGGATAAATTTAACAATACAAAAGTAGATGATAGTGCAACTAGAGCTGAATTTGAAGCAGATAGAACAGCTGCATTAAATGCCATGATTGCTTTTCAAAATGCTTATGCAGCAAAGATGAAATACTTTGATTTAGCTCTTGATTGAAAAGGTAAATCATGGAGTAAAAGATGATGATATTTAACAGCTTTAAATAGAGATATTAGAAAAGTAGCATTAGCAAGAAATACATGAAAAGATGTTACAGAGGAAGATGGAGGAATATTATGAGATGAGTTATTATGATGATCATGATGAAGTGGATGATGAGGTAGTAAATCTAAAGCTGAAGATATGCTAGAAAGTTTTGGTAAAGAGATGAAAGAGATTTTTTCAGATATGGATTCTACAGTAAAAGATCATCAAAAAATTTATGATGATTTAGTAAAAAATATTAAAAAAGTAGAAGAAGAATACTGAAAATTACAATGAAAAGCAGATGATATGTGGCATAGCTTGGAGAAATCTATTAAGAGCTATAATGAGCAATTAGAAAAAAATCAAATTGATAGTTTAGAAAAATTGTGACAAAGATATATAGAATTAAAAGAGCAACGAGCTGAGATTGAGGATAGTTATTTAAAAAATCGTATCGGAGATATCACAGATAGTGATTGGAGGAGAATTAGAGATGAATGATATACTCGAAAATGATATAATTATAATGAATTAAAAGAAATTAAAGAAATATATGATGAAATCAGATTAATTGAAGAAAATACAACTGAAGAACAAAGACAATCAGTAGAATTTACAGAGAGAACAAGTAAAGCACAAGAGATATTAAATCAAATGAAGGAGAAAGAAGCTGAATTGGAAGAAAAAAAAGCGATAGCAATGGAAAAACAAAAGATAGCAGTTGCTGTAATGAATCAGCAAATGTGAAAAGAGCTTATTCAAACTATAACAAGTGAGCAAACTCAGAATGAAGATAAATGGGGAACATGGTTTTATGATGTAGAGAATAAAAAACGAGAAAAGATTCATGATGTAGATAATATCGAATATGCAAAACAATTAGAACAACAATTTCAGGAATTAAACAATCAGAAAACACAATTTGAACAAGAGAAGAATGATGAGGTAGAAATTTTAACAACAATTACAGCAAGAAAAATTGAGCTTGAAGATGCGTACGAGAAGAAATTTAACGAATCTATCACAAATCAGAAACGTAAAGTAGAAGAATTATATCAGTGATGGGAAAAATTGATTGCTAAGAAAAACGAATATTATTGAACTTCGACTTCTGCAAGAGCTTATGGATGAGATATTAGTAATGCGAAAGTCAGTCTCGTATGAGAAAACTGACCAGAGCAGATAATAGCAAGAACAGCCAGTTACGTACAGCCAAGAAACGCTAGTAATAGTTATTCAACAGTAAATAATACAACAGATAATTCATTCAGCATTAATTGAATGCAGATAAATGTAAATAATGTCGATGATTTCTTAGATGAATTAAGGCAGAGAATGACATACAGAAAATAGTTGAATTACATGTATTAATTCTTACAATAAATTTGTTTGTTTGTCATAGTTTGGGGGAAGTCTGGGTAGAAATATCCAGATTTTTTCAAATATTTCTCTTGAAATCTCGCAAAATAATGCTACTCTTTAATTGTGTGATAGACAAAATAACGGTAGAACCTAACTTTATATAGTTAGGTCTTTTGCGTTATGATAAACAAAATCTGACAAAAACACAAAAAAAGGATAGCAAGCTGATGAAGTGAGCTAATAACCTTTGAACAAAAACGAAAGCAAAATAAAGGAAAATCTGACCTTACTGGTACTTATTACCGCAAGGAAGATTTACAGTCCTTTCAGTTCGCCCATGCCTTACCGAAAGGGGCTTATCCTTTATACAGAAACAATGTAAACAATATCGTATTCGTAGATTCTATCGAACAGCACCATCGAGTAGATAGTATGGTGGCAGGTAGAAAATACGAAATCGAATTGAAAGTAAAAGAATGAAAGCTGATTGACCGACTGAGATATCAGCGATTTTTATTTAATTCAAAAAAATAATCATGCAAGGATTTAGAAAACCAAAAGAGCCTAGCAAGGCAGAATTAAAGAAACAGATTGCTGATTTAATCAAAGCACATGAAAGATTACAGTTCGATTTAACACAATTCAAGCAAATAGTGCTGATGATAAAGAACTGTGAATCTTTAGAAGATTTGAAGAAAGTACGAGAAACTCTAAAGCAAGCAGAAGAAGAACTCGAAGAAGGGGCAAGAGCTGAAGAAGTAAATAATGCAGTCGAAGAAAATCAGAATTAATTCTTTTTAATAATTAAAAACGAAAGGAAAAAATGTCACATCCTAGTGTATGTCCTAAATGCAAATATAACCGACCGATAGCATTAAGTTATTGTCCGCATTGTAAGGAAGAAGAACGTAATAAGAAAGACCCGAAAGGAGCAATGTTATCAAAAATGTTTGAGAAAATGTGAGTAAAAGTAGTAAATGCAGAAGTTTTATCTCCTAAGAAAAATCAAAATGCTAGAAAAGAAATTAATAGTAAGTCTGACTCTATCCTGAAGGATACCAAGCAAGAAAAACAGCAAAGTCCGAACAGGAAGAGCATTAGTAAGCTCAAAGGAGTACAAGGAGCGAGAAATCAAAAAGATTGATGAACTAAAAAACCGAGTAGAACCACTAAATCTAAACGAAAAATTAAGAATAGAGTATAGCTTTTGGATGCCAGATAGAAGGAGAACAGACTTATCAAACAAAGTGGAGAGTATAAACGACATGCTAGTAAAATTCTGATTATTAGCAGATGATAATTGGGAGGTAATCAGAGAGTTAAAAGTTAGTTGTAATTGAGTAGATAGGAATAATCCTAGATGTGAGATTGATATTTATTCATTAATCGATGGATAAAATGGCAATAAGGGTAAAGAAAAAAACCTGAATAAAGACAAAGACCTGAAATAAAATACAAAAGGTAAAGGAGAGAATAACAAAGGAGAAAAAACGAAATCAAATCACAGTAGATAGTGAAGAGTTTAAACATTACAAAATAGGTAAACCAAGAATATTTGAAAAGCCTTCAGATTTAGAAGATATGTTTAATTCATATATTGCTAGTTGTTTAGAAAAAGTGAGAAAATATCAGATAGTCCCTACTAAAACTGTTGAAATATGAGCAAAGCATGTAAAGTTAGAAAACGTAGAATCAGATGAACTTACAGTAGAAGAAGAAATTACTGAAGGTAAAGCAAGCAAAAAGAAAGCAGGAATACAGGAAATAACAAATCAATTAGAAAGCAGATATGAGATAGAAGAAACAATTAGACGAAAACAGACTCCAACTATCTGATGATTTTTGCGTTTTTGTGGAGGACTTGCTTATTCTACCTTTGAGAGATATTGAGAAAAAGAGGAGTTTCGCTGAACGGTTGAATGAATAAGGAATTACTTAGAGTCAATTCTCGTAGAACAATCTAGTAAGTGAGAATTTAATCCTGCTATTGCTCAATTTGTATTGAATACAGTATATAATAGAGTGCCAAAGAGCAAGAATGAGAATATAAACAAGTCAGAACCTTTAGACGTTAATGATTTTATTAGAGATTAGTTTTTTATATGGAGGCTACTACTTTACAGAAAATTAAAGTGTATATGCAGAGTATTAGACCTTTTTTCGTAAATGGAAATATTAGACTAATCGCAGAAAATGGAATAGTGAAAGTACATTACAAATCAGCTTTTATAGATTTTAATGTAAAGGAGCGAATTCCGATGGGTGATAAACAAGCATTTGATACAGTCAAACGATTCTGTTTCAATGCTTACTGTGACTATGAATGGGACTGAAGGACTTTATCAAGTAGAGAAATTGGGACACTTTTGTGAGTGTCAAGTGAAGTAGTAAGATGGATGCTTAGCAATATTTATAAAAAAATCAGATTGCATGGAGAACTTTTACAGGAAGAGCAAGAGACTATGACTGTACACCATCGTAGACAAGAACCAACAAGAAGTCTGATTCAAGAGGAACAGAGCACAGGAAATATTAGAGAAACGCAAAAACGAATTGAAAGACCGCTACGGTAGAATCAGACTTATTGTGTTGAAGTGAAGACAGATGGGTATTACAACCAATGAAGCTATATCTTGACTGGATGATGCTGTAATTTTTCCTAACCAAAATATCTGAATACTTGCACAGGTAGATACTACAAGAGATGAAATTTTTGATAAAGTAAAGACTGCATATCTCAAGCTCCCTGATGCATTAAAGCTGAATGACTGAAAAGTACGATACAAACCGCAGACTAAATATTCGACAAAAAAAGAGCTAGAATTTTTAGATAATCACTCCAAAATCGCAGTGATTACAGACTCCAGATGATGAACATGGAGTAAACTTCATATTTCAGAATTTGCTTTTATTGCTAATGCATGAGAATTGCTAGCTGGTACGCTTCCATCAGTACCTAAAGATTGAGACATTATCATAGAAAGTACAGCCAACGGATTTTGAAACGAGTTCGAGCTATTGCGACACAAATATTACAATAATGATAGTTACGAACGGAGCTGTATTTTCCTATGATGGTGGCTGATGCCTGAATATGATCTACCTGTAGAGAAATGAGAAATAGTAAAGCTACCGCCTGAATTGGAACATTTAAACAAGCCAATGATAGATGGAACTGTGCTATCAGAATGACAAAAAAAGTGGTATCTGAATATGTATAACTCACAAACTAATCCTGATTATGCATTTCAGGAATATCCATCTACTCCAGAAGAAGCATTCTTGAATACATGAAAGCCAGTCTTTAAGTCTAGTGTGATTAAAGCTCTTATCGAACCAAACTATACAGAAGATGAGATTATTCCTGATTTGAGAATTTACAGAAAAGCTGGCAAATGACAGGTCGTTTTCTGAATAGACACATCGGAATGAGTGAACGGATGAGATTACTGTTGTATACAAGTAAGAGACCGAGAAACAGATGTATTGATGGCTTGCTATTATTGACACACCGACCCTTGAGAATGATTATGTAATATCGTAGATAGATTAATCGACCTTTGATATTGGGGAAGAATCGGAGCTGAAAAAAACAATACATGATATGCTTTTTATTCAGAAGCTAAGAAAAGAGAGCGATATGTACTGTGCTATGTGAATGAGACAGTCGATAGAACATACGACAGAGTGACGCAAGAAATCTGATGGGTAACGAATAGCAAAACGAGACCAATAATGATGGCTGAATATAAAGTAGCGATAAATAAATGATTAATTACTGAGATGGACAGTAGGGTAAAAGCAGAATTATTTACATTTATTTATGATGATAAGATGAAGGAAGTCGCACAAGTCTGATATCATGATGACTGAATCATGGCTGATGCAATATGCCGACAAATGAGAAAATATCCTGTGCCAGAAATCTAAAAACTAACAGTTTTCAAAATTTGATTATATTACACAGCAGTTTATTTTATACCAAATAAAAATGCCAATAGACATAAAGAAAAACATGAGTTTATTTAGAGAATTTATCAAGGGCAACCAAAAATATGCTATGATATACTCTAATTCTACATCAAGTTTTGCTGAGAAAAATTTTAGAGAGCAAGTATTCAAAATCAAATCAGATTTAGCACATGATATAACGAAAGATAATAAATTGTATCTTTCAATCAATCTATGAAGAGCTATCACGAGAATTTTTACGGATTATGTGATAGGTAACTGAATTATGGTTGATTTTAATGAAGATAAAGCAAATCAGACTTTTATTGAAACAGCTGATGAAATTTGACTGCAAATATCACTAGATGAATGAGTTTCAAACCAGTCAAGTATAGGTTATTGAATCCTTAGATTAAGAGAGGATGAAGATTGAGAAATCAGAGTAGATGTTGTCCCATTACCAAATTACTGTGCACTTATGGAGTGACTAGGAATAGGAGATTGATTCATGGATATAAAAGAACACTTTATTTTCTCTATTCAGAAAAATAAGCAAACTGGTAAAAGATTCTTCTATGTAGACAGATATGAGAAACAGGAAGATGGAAGTTGGAAATGATACTACGGAGAAGAACGAGATTATAACTCAAATTTCATTCTTACTAAAAAAATCAAAGAATGAGAAGAAGAACCATTAGATTTCTTCCCATTATATTTATTCAACAATGATCTGGATAATCCACATGTTGTAAGTGATGAAACAGACATAAAAACCAAAAATGATGTATGAGAAATTCCTAGATATTTTCATCAGTCAGATTACAGAGATATAATCGATATCCTTCAAGAGATAAACGATAGAGAAAGTCAAATCTCTGTAGAATTCATCAAAAATCTTACAAGTAAATTGTCTGTACCTGCTGGATTTGCTGCTGCTCAAACTGCAAAAGCTCTGAAAGAGAAAAAAGAAGGTAAAGACCCTAGATTCTCTGAAAATCCTGATTATTTGGTACATAATCCATGAGAGCAACCTGCTCAATATATTACAAAAGATGCAACATATGTTCAAGCAACGATAAATGATTATATGCCAATGCTATTCAAACTTATTACATGTTTGACTACTGTACCTGCTATCTTGCTTTCAAATGCTATTTATGGTGGAAATACACCAGTCGGAACTACTGATAAAGAATTCGAGCCATTCTATAAGAGAGTAGGTAAAAAGCAACAATTACTTTATTCATCTTTGCAGAGATTATGTAGAGATATAATGAAAATGAAGTGATTTGAAGTAGGTCTACCAACTATCAAATTTATCAAACCAACTGCAAATGATATAGCAACGAAAGCTACTACTGCAATTCAGCTAGTGAATGCAGGAATAATGAGTAAAGAAAGTGCTTTGTCATTTATCATGTGATATGATGAGTCAGAAGTAAAAGAAGAGATGGATAAAATCGCACAGGAAGAAAAAGATAGTTATGCTAAGTATCAAGCATTTAATTTAGATTCTAACGATAAAAACGAATGAACGAACAACGAAGAGCAATCTTAGAAAATGATACACCTTTACAAGAACAGGTGGAAGATTCTCTAAGACAAATTTGAGACAAACCAAGTCGTTTTTTTAAGCTGTTCTGGATATTCCGATTACAGATTTGTCTCGCAGTATTCCTATTGATAACTTGTATTTTAGCACCGTATCGAATAATCTATGGATAGAAAAAAGTGGCTACCAGATTATAACAATCCAAACTGAAAGAAGCTGTTAAGGCTTTTTTCTGATACAATGCAAGAAATCAGAGCGTTATACTTCCAAGCTCTATCAGAAAATAATACATCCAAAGCTCGTAGATTACTCAGACAATTAGGTCAGATTTCTCAAGCTCTAGAAAGTGAATATGGAGACCGAAGTAAAGTAGAACTCACTAGGGAATATGTCAAAGGTGCTTATTATATCGATGACTTTTTACAAAACGGTACAATATTTCTAGCAGTCAATAAACTGCCTTATAAAGAACTGCAAGAAATGGTAAATAATCTATGAACTATCCATGTCAATGCAGTAAAAGCTCTAATCGATACATCTGATATGTATGTGAAAGCTAGTCTGGACTGAATGGAAAGGGTAGCGATTCAATCACTAGAAAAAACTATTCAGGAAAAATTTACTGAAGAACTGGCAAAATGAGTATTAAAATGAGAATCAATAAACGAGATGAAAAGGGGTGCGATAGATTTATTACAGTCTGAACATATTACAGAATTTCAGGATAGAGCTTGAAGATATTGGAGCATGGAAAGATATGCTGAAATGCTAGTAAGGACTGAAACGAATAGAGCGAATGTTCAAGGGACAATCAATAGAGCTATTCAGATTTGAATTACTAAATTTCAGATAAACGAGCAACCAGACTGCTGTGAAGTTTGTGCTGAAATGAATGGTGATATTGTAGACATAAGTCAAGGAACTGTAGACCTACCACCATTCCATCCAAATTGTAGGGGATTTATTACTGCGGTTATATAAATTAAAAAATTAAAAGTCAGTTAATACCTAGTATATCGAGTGTGAGTATAAGAAAAAACTCACACTTTTTTATTTTCGCTTATATTACCGCCGTTTTAATTTGTAAAACCAAAAACGAATGTGGAAACGAAGAAACGGTCGCTTAGTTCGAGTTGCACTAGATGCCAATAAAGATGGAGCTGGTGGATGAGAATGAGGAGACACTACTGACACATCTGATACCTCTAAAGATGATTCAGGTAAAAAAGATGAGGGTGATAAAAAAACTCCTGACAATGTGCCTTATGACAGATTTAAGGAGGTAAACGATGCTAATAAAGTAATGAAAGCAAAATTAGCAGAGTATGAAAAAAAAGAAGCTGAAGAAGCTGAAAAAAAGAGATTAGCAGATGAAGAAGAAGCCAAGAAAAAAGGCGAGTTCGAGAAATTGCTAACTCAAAAAGACCAAGAGATTGCTGATTTCAAAAAACAGCAAGAAACTTGGAAAGCTAGAGAAGAAACTGTCAGCAAAAGAAACGAAGAGAGAATCGCCTCTCTAAGTAAAAAATTCTGAGATGAATGGGAATGAGTAAAGAATCTTATAGATGACATAACAGACCCTTTCGTTCTTTCATGAAAGCTCGATAGCATGGATACATTGGTCGGAAAGAAAGATACTACTCAGAAATGAGGAAGTAAAGTTCCATGATCATGATGACAGACTAGAAAGCAAGAGTTAATGGAGAAGTTACAAAAAACTGGGACATTAACAGCAAAAGAGCAATCAGAATTACTTAGTTTGACAGATAAGAAAGACTAGCAAAACTCATTTATTTACTATTTTATTAAAAAATGGCTTTACACTTATCAGAAGACTTTAATTTAAGAGAATGGGTGTCTGTTGTATTATTACTTACAAAAAAGACTGCACCTTTATTAGAAAGAGCTACTAGATGAGATGCTGTACAAGCTCCTGAAATCATCTATTATGCTCAAGTTCCAGTAGCAACTCAAGGAAAAGTTACTGCTGCAGCTGGTGCAAGTGCAACTACAATAGTTGTAGATACTGCATTAGCAAGTAGACTATCTGCTTGATATTTGCTTATGATTGGAGACGAAAGAATGATGGTTACAGCTAAAAACTGAACAAGTTTGACTGTAACAAGATGATGGGGTAACACTCCTGCATCTGCTATCGCAGAAAATGCTGATATTAAAATCATGTCAAAAGCTGAATCTGAGTGGAAAATCACAGAAGACTATAAGGCTTTTGGAGAGGCTTCATTCAGAAACGTTGTTCAGACTTTCACTAAGTCTATCTACGTTACAAAAGAAGCTGCATGATATAAGCATAAGACTAAAGAAGATTTATTGAACGAAGAAAGACAAGCTAAAACTAATGAGCAAATGCTTGAAATCAACAAAACTCTTTACTACTGAGTAGCTGTTCTTGATGAATCAGACGAAAAGAGAAAGACAATGGGTTGATGGAAAGAAGCTATCATTAAAGCTGGATGATTCGTTCTTGATGCTGAAGGAGTAATCTCTGAAGATAAAATCGAGAATGTACTTCTTGCTATCAAAGAAAGAGGTGGAGACCCTGAGGGACTCTTCATGAATAGTGCTACTAAGAATATTCTTAGAAAAGTATTCAAGAATAAAGTTTATAATGAAGACCGTAGAGACCAGTGAGCTGGTACTCGTTTGACTTACTTTACTTCAGATGTTTTAGGAAGAGACCTTGAATTCATCATCGATGATTCAATCGAAACTGGAGACATCTTCATCGGAGTAGGTAGACCAGTTGTACACGTTTTTGAAGACCCTGAAGAAAACGTAGATGTATTGTTCACTGATTACAGAGAACCAACTAACTCTCAAGTAATAGATGAAACAATCAAAACTACTATTACTGCAGAATTCAGAGACGCATCTAAAGAAGCATTTATTACTAACGTTAGAGGTGGAGAAGAAACTCCAGTAGCTGTTAACGTAGTAAATACTACTGATGCACCAGTAAATACTAAAGAAGTAACTGCCTAATCATTGGGAGAGAAATCTCCCTTTGATTAATTTTAAATCATATTAACTGAAAATATGGCTTTATATCAAATAACGACAGACTGCAGAATTGCTAATAAAGACTACAAGAAATGAGAAGTAGTAAGCAATGAAGAAGTTGGTGGATACTTTCCAACAGTCATGCAACCTGTAAATTGAGCACCAAAAAAGCCAGTAAAACCAGCTAAATCTGAAGAGCCACAAGCTCCAGAAAATGATGGTGAAACTGATGGTGAAGATGAGAAAGGGGAAGATGAAGAGAAAGTAGAAAAACCAGCTAAAGCATGGTCTAAGAAAAAATAATTTTATATCTCTATGTCCAATAAATAATGACTCTAGCAAAACCAATTAATCCATGACATATGGTGCCTAATTCAGCTGAGTTTTATATTGCTAAAGATTGGAGTAATGACCTTTTACAATTAGGGTTCTATAAAAATCAATCTTTAGAAGCAGCAGGAGAAAGCATAGAAGATGTTTACTCTAACGGAATTATCAAGAAAGTTAAAGACTGAAATAAAGTTACAGTAAACGTAGAAGTTCACGAATTGACAATTGAAAAATTGGCTATTATGCAAAGTGGACTCGTAACAGTACATGCTGAAACTGTAAGCGGTGAAACTCAAGAATGGATGCCTAATGATTGGGATTTGAATAAAGGAATGCTCCTTAAATATTCAAATGCCGACAATACAGCTGTTACAGTTTCATCTGTAAAAGCTATCATAGATGGAGAAGAAGTAACACTTGTAGCTGATGCTGATTATACAGTATGAGTTAACATTTTCGGAGCTTCTTATATCACATTAAAGATAGCTGAAACAAGTCCTAAATTGTCAGCTGACTCTCCATACAAAGCTAAAATTATTGCTACTTATAGTGCAACTAATGGAGTAGCAAAATTGATGGATCATAAAGCAAATGCATTGGCTACTCCATTTGTAATGGTAATAGTTAATGAATTTGAATATGATGGAGAAAAGAAATACATCAAGACTTTCCTTGAGAACTGTCAAGCAAGTAAAGCAATGCTTCAGCAAATCGCTGATGGTGATAATACAACAGTTGGATTCCCTGTAGAAATAACAGGAACTGTTATCAAGCAAGACTTCATTGGATTCTCTCAAGATGATGACTAGTCATTGCTAAAAAACGAAAGAGTAGGGGTTCGAGGTAATGCTCGAACTCCGTAAAACAACAGAGAGGCGACAGGTTTTCTTTCGTTCCTGTCTTTGCTTCTCTGTTATTTTATTTAGAGAAAATATCAAATGACAACACCTATAAATCTTCAAGAGTTCTTAGATGGATATAAAAAATGTGAAATAGAACTCTGAGATAAAAAATGGGTATTCAGAGAACCTAAAATGAAAGATTTATGAAAACTCTGACTCATGGAAATGCTAGAAACTTATTGTATCGAGTGAGAGCGATCAGAATTTCAGGAAATTTTAAATAATGAATTGTCAGTATCTAAACAAAAAGAACTGATGGAAAAACTGCTCGGAGATTTGGGTTTAGTATGAACGCCTCTGAGTGAAATGTAGAATATTCAGAGGCTCTTATAGTTTGGAGTATCTGTATGATAATGCATTACTATCCATCTTATACTGAAGAAATGATAATGGATTTAACTTCAAGCAAAATCTGATATTTATTGGAGATGGTTTGACTGACAAAAAATCCTGAATGATTAAATAAATTCAAGAATCTAAAATTCAGTAGTAAGTTTGAATTCGAGCAATACATCCTAAATAAATTCAAATTGATATAAAGCTGTTGGTGTGAAAAACTAACAGTTTTTTATTTTTGATTATATTACAGCTGTTTATATAAGAACACCGCAGAATGTACAATAAAATAATGGCTTATAACGTAAAATATAACTGATTGACCTTCGTAAATAATCCGCTTTTCAGACAGGAAGGGGGAATTTTATGTTTAAAGGAGTTCAGTTTTTATGAAGTGGCTACGAGTGCGAGCAGTGAAAAATACGCAATTAGACATGGAGAATATGTTTCTCCAACTTTGCTAAAAAATAGGAGAGTCAGATTTTTGTTTGATATTTTGGCAGATACAGAACAGGAAAGGCGAGCATTATTGAGTAAAGTACAGAGAGCTTTTGCTCCTGAATGAAATCCATCTCCATTTAACGATAAAGTCTGGAAAGATTTATCATTTATGGATGTAGATGGAAGTTTGTGGGAATGTAAAGCACAAGTATATCAATGAATCCAACTTTCTGATTTTGCGAATGAAAAGTGGGTATGAATTAGTGCTGAAGTAATCACAGATAGTCCATATTTCTATTCTAAACAAGAATACTCATTTGAAACAAAAAATACTCTAGCATGAATAAAACTGCCTGTAAAACTTCCTTTCTATCGAGCTTATCATCAAGAAATGGTAAGGATAGATTATATCTGAACTGTAGATACTCCATTACAAGTAGAAATGGAAATAAAAGATAATGACGATGATAATTTCCCTTATGATAGAATAAAAATTATCGTCCAGTCTGAAAATTGATTACAGATAATGTATATCAATGATGTAATAGAGCTTTGACTGAATATCTGAGATAAAATAATCGTAGATTCAGAAAAAAGGAGGTGTTATTTCCAACATGGAGATAATAAAACAGATATCTCTTGACTGGTAGAAGCATGAAGCGACCGACCAAGTCTGACTCTGTGAAAAAATATAGTCTCGATAGATACATGAGTGCGAGATAATGAATGTATCGAGGCAGTTGTTAAATGGAAGAATTTATTTTAATCACTAATTAAAAATTAAATGGGAGCAATAATTACAGCTGAAGAGCTTAGAGAATGAAGCATAAATCAAGACTTAATCGATTTGGCAGACAATCAGATTGATAGATATATCAATATCGTGTCCAATAAAATTCGAGCTAAGATTGATGAAGAACAGTTTACTATTGATGGGGAAACATACGAATATCCAGCTGATTTGAAACTGGCTACGATAAGTCTAGTAGATAACTATTACGCTTATTTCGTACAGCTCAAGCAGTCAGCAGTTACAGGTAAGAGAACAAGCTATACAGAAAAAATCGATGATTATTCGATTACAGAAAACTTTGATAATACTTCAGCTTTCACATTCTTCTGAATTCCTGTAGATCTGGATATATTAGATATTCTCAAAAGATACATGGATTCAGACCAGTACGGATTCCGAAATGTTGATTTACATTAGTAACAATCTCAAACATGATACAAGATTATTTCTGTAATAAAGTATGGGTAAGGAGTAGAGAAGAAAGCACAGTTTATGAAGACTGAATCTCTAAAAAACAATACAAGGAATGTGAAGTGGAGATTCCATGCAGAGTAAGTTCTTTGAATTATAAAGATTTACAGTTGGTTCAACATATAGACGATGTCCAAGTAAACGTTCTCAAACTCCATACAGCTCCAATAGTAGAAATCAAACCGACTGATTATGTAGTGTGGAAATGAGAAAGTTATCAAGTGATAGCGAAGTATGAAGCACAAGATAAAAATTCAGTCAGATTTAATAAATATTTTATCAAGCTAGTGAAATAATGAAATATACGATAGACCAGCAAGCACTAAATAAAGCTATTCAGAATATCCAAGATAAATCTGATAAGGCTTTGAAGTATTGCTGAGAATATCTGGCTGGTAAGATACAAGAACAGCTGAAGAAAGATAAAGTATACGACCTATGAACTCTTGCATGAAGTATAGACTACAGGCTCGTAAGAAGGGGACTAGTAGAAGTATGAAGTGCTCTGGAATATGCTCCAATAATGGAGTATGGGAGACAGCCGTGAAAATTCCCACCATTAGATGCTCTGGTATGATGGACTTCGAGAAAAGGCATTATATCAAAATGAAATGCTACTAAAAGTTACGATGATCTACATTACACGGATAAATGAAAAGTCTATGTGATAGCAAGGGGAATAGCGAATAAGTGAATCAAGGGAAGACACTCCTTTGAAACTACACTAAATAATGAACGCAAAAATATTCAAAAAATTTATATCGAATATATGCAACAATGATAAAACCAAACCGACCAAAAGCATTACAGAGTTATTTGCTCAGTGCGAATATCTGAACTAGGAGAGTCTGATTTCTCAAAGTAGAGCAGTGAGACTGACCAGCTGTAGTATTTAATGAATGAGACTGGGGGTATCCTGATTTAATTCAAGAGTACGAAAAAGGGGTAGACATATTTCCAATCATTATAGATATAGTAGTGAAATATGAAAATTACGCTAAAGGATATGAAATCAGAAATAAAATCAGACAATTATTAGGAAAATTTAACTGACAATTAAGTCCAGACTGGGAGTGAACGATAGCATTTAGACAGTTTCTATCTCCAGTATATGATAAAGAAAGCAACGAGATAATCTTTGGTAGCATTTATCTATTAAAGCAAAATTACGATTATGTTGACGATTCAGATTAAAAATTGAGAAAATAAAGTAGTCGCTGTAATAAACGATATTTTTTCTTTACAGGTAGATGATGAAGTCAATAAAGGTGGAAAGCTAAAATTTAGATTTCCTACTGAAAAACGACTACAAGAAAGACCTGTAACAAAGGGAAATAGAATATCTGTTTTATATTGATTAAAAATCTGACAAATTGTTAAACTTTTTGATGGATATATAACAGATGTGTTAGTAAAAACAGATAGTATAGAAATACAAGCAGAAAATTGGCTTAGTTATTTACAGAACAGAATTATAAGAAATACAAAAAATTATGAATGAGTAACAATCCAGTCAGTGATTTCTGCAATCTTTACAGAATTAAATACAACGTTCGCATTACCAATTACTCTTTGATTGAATGATTGTCAAACAACTATCATAAAAGAATTTGATGTTTGAACGAGTTTCTATGATATATTGAAATATTGTCGAGAAAGTGAAAAAGATTTGATAGTAAGAGTAAAAGATGGAGTGCTTGAAGTGAGTAAAAACACCTGAAAAGTATTAGATGGAGTTCGAGAATATGATGTGAAAAATACAAGAGAAACAAATATCGCAGATTGGAGTTGGAAAGATAGCATGGATAAATTCTATTCGTACATCCAAAACGAAAACGGAAATCAAAGTAATTCAGATTTCAATAATGAATATAAATTAATCTTTGAAAAATACGAAGGTGAAGCGACTTTATCTTTACCAAGTTGAAAAGCTATTCCAAGTGTAAGTGTAAGTAGGGATACGGACTGGTGGGATTTCTACATAGGAGATAGAAAGAATATCAGACTAAACACATGATACGAGCGATTACCTTTGGAATATTTAGGATTGATACAGAGTAGGAGAGTAACAATCAATGCTAACTGATGAATAAAATCTGAAATAAAGATAAGTGAAGAATATTCAGAAGAGACAAATATTTTAGATTTAATTCTCACAAATTTGAGAAAAAACTAACACTTTTATATTTTTAATTATAATGATCATGTTCATATTAGAAGGAAGTGATACACAGTTTACATTTCATATCACAGAGAAAACAAAAAGCTGACAAACAAGCGAAGTAGATTTGACAGTTTACGATAAGATTTTATTGGAGGTAAGATACACAAATGGAGTAGTAGAATATGAGTGAAGTTTAGAAGCAGAAGAAAATACATGAGATATCCATTCGTATGTCAAATTTGATTTGCTTAGTGAGGCTACTAAATGAAGAAGCTGAAAAATCAGATGTGATATATGGGGAGTAAAGGACGAAAAAAAGGTCAGATTTAACTTTGACACAATTAAATGAGAAATTTTATCTAGTGTTAAAATTCCAGAATGGACTGCAAACGATTAGAGGCACACCTCGTAGAAAAAAAATACGATGTAAAATGTGAAGAAAAACCAGTTTATTCTGTCGAGTTAAATCAAGAGAAATACGGAGTATGTTATTGTGTGAGATATAGACCAGTCTGACTTTTGGAATGGATATTAGCACGTTGACGATGGAACGATAAGGGAATATGGACGGCTGATTGAACTTTTAATGATTGAAACATATAAAAAATGACAGCACCAAAAATAGAATATTGAGATAATTGAAAGATCGCTAGAGAAAAAATTAACTCTATTATTGATGAGGTTAATGCAAGCATTCCTAGTATCTGAGAAAATGGACATTGGTATATATGAGGAGTAGACACAGGAATTAGTGCAGCTTGATTAAAATTAAGAGTATGAAATAATCTAGTCCATCAGAATTCAGACTTAGAAACTTATGTAGATTTACAGCTTTCTAATTGATTAACTCCAACGAGTGTATTCCCTATTTGAATTAATGTAGGGAATGTATCAGAGAATGATTGACGACCTAAAAGCTGAATCTTAATCAATGCTAAAACAGCAAATTCTTATTATAGAATGCTATACTGAGATGATTGAATATTATACTTTGATTGATGAACAGGAATATTCAAGAGAATTGCTACGACTGAATATGTTGATAATGCTTTGTTATCTCTAAGAGGAGAATTACATACAGTTGCTTTTTCATGAAAATCAAGTGATTTAGAAAATGACGCTTGATTTAGTTCTGTGCCTATTATGACACAGGAGCAATATGACGATACTCCTTGAACATGAGGAGATGATAAAGAATATCTCATTTATGAGAATATATAAAAACGAGGGAATTTTATTTATTATAGACATTAAAAAATGGCTACAAGAAAACTATTAAAAAAGATTATTAAAAACGGACAGGTTTATGATTTACCAAGTAGCGAAGATTTCGTTGATAAAACTTCCAATCAGACAGTTGCCTGAGTGAAGACTTTTGCAAGTGAGCCTGTCTTACCTACTAAAGAAACTTCTGCTTCAAATTCTAAAACAGCACCTGCTAATGAATGGCAAGTAAAACAAGTTGCTGATAATTTAAGCACATTAGATTGAGAAGTTGTTAAAACTACTTGAAATCAGACTATCTGATGAACTAAGACATTCAGCACGGCTCCAGTAATACCAAGTGCATCTACTTTACCAAGCTCTCCAAGTAACACAAAGCCTGCTACTGAATGACAGTTAAAATCTGTAAAGGATAGTATTCCTAGTTATTGAACTATATCTGAAAATGATATTAATACAGGTACAGATACAACAGCAAAACTCATTACAGCTAAAGCTATTCACGATTATGTATGATGAAAAATAGCAAGTGGAGTAAGATATATGGGGCAAGTAGCAAGTTATGATAATCTTCCTGCTAATCCTCAGAATTGAGATATGTATAATGTAGTGGCTAAACATACAACGGAACCAAAATTCCCTGCAGGGACAAATGTAATATGGGATTGAACAAATGAAGTGTGGGACCCTATGGCTTGAGATATAGATGTTTCAAATTTGGTAGATTTAAGTTCTGCTCAAAGCATTTCTTGAAAGAAAACATTTACAACAGAACCTGCCATTCCAAGTAAAACTACTGATGCCACTAATGATTGAACAAAACCTGCTTCAGAAGCTCAGGTTTATAAGAAATTGGATAGTTCTGATTTGTGAAATGCTACGATTAGCGTAACTCAATGAGGAAGAAGTAAGAATAATTTTACTACGAATCAAAGTACGAATGGAAGTATAGTTTTGGAGTGAAGTATTCCATGCACACAAGCAGAATACGATGCTTTACCAAGTTCTAAAGCAAGCGATAATAACGATTACTACATTTATGAATAATTTTTTACTTCAAACGAGAGAAAAATATGGCTAAAAGAATTCTCAAAAATATAAGGAAAAATTGAGATGAATATGAAGTCTGAAATATAAAAACTTATACAATAACGGAAGATATAACAACCGTGACGACAGAAGCTACTGTATGAGTAAGTCCTTATGATACTTCATACGGATATACAAATATTACTATTGATGAAAATTCCTGAATAAAATGGAAAGAATGAGCAATATATAGTTTTGTAGTAAATACTGAAATGGTAGTAGATTCTTCTAAAAGAAATGTAAGAGTAAGAATAGGAAGTAGTTGAAGTTGGATTCCTGTAATGGATTGAGCAGGAGTGATTCTGAACTGAAATACTTTTCTACAAAAAAATAATACATTGTTATTTATATATAAGACAACATATCAAAGCACGTGAGCCTTACACCTTAGTAGTAGTTCTGTATTAAGTGTAAACTGACAAACTTGAGCAGTAAGTCTGACTATACCAACGATTAGTACAATAACAGTAACTCTGACTACAGCTTGATGGTCTTCTAACTCTCAAACTGTGACAGCGACTGGAGTAACTGCTAATAATACTGTTATAGTTTCTCCTGCACCAAGTGATATAGCTGATTATGCTGACAAATGAGTATATTGTTCTGCACAAGGTAGTGGAACTCTAACTTTTGGATGTGATACAGCACCTAGTGGAGATATAGTAGTGAATGTACTAATAATGAGTTAAAAAAATCTGATTTATTTCTTATGTTTAAAAATTATGGCTATATTTA